ATTGAAAGTTTCCGGTTGATGTTCCTAAAGATCTACCTAGTTCTTCATTATAATCTATTTGTTCATATATTCTAACAAGATTAAAAATACTATTTAAAGACTCGTCTCTGAACGCGTGTTCCGTTGTTCTAGGAAATTGTCTATAAAATTCATTTAAAGCATCTTGATCGTTTTTTAACCCTTCAGCTTCATTATTCCAATGCTCTATAATTCCAATATCTATTAATTCACCGCTTGGATCTATAACATCTGTTTCTGGATTATCAAAAACTGGCATTCCATATTGATCTATAAAACCTTCATAGTTCCATTCCATAGGAATAAAAAGAGAATATAAACCTGATTTCGTTTGACCATTTCTGTTTCGCTGCGTAACGTCAGAAGCGTTATATAATTTTTTAAAGTTATCTCCCCCTTTATTTAAAGCATTGGATGTTGATCCCATCATACATTTACCAACTATTCTGCTACCTAATCTTAAACATGTCTTTGTTACTCTCCAGTTGTTTAATATATTATCTGGTCTCTCCCATTTACCACTTTCATCATGTACTAATAAGTTTAGTTTTTCTCCATCATAACTATTATCTCCTGTGTTTTTCCAATCGATAGTTGTATCTAAACCTTGTAGTTCTTCAAGCTTTTCATTACTTGTTATTTTTTTTCTAGTAAACTTACTAGCTGGCACTCTGTAAGCTAATTCTGTTTTTGGTCTATCCATACCATCTTGTATGGGCTTAAAGAAAAAAGGATAATTTACTGATATAGGTACCACTTTATCTGTAAACATTTTTTTAGCATCTGAACCTGTTTTAGATAATATACCATATCTAGCATCGCTTGATATAGTAGCAAGATTAACTGTTTCTGATGAAGACATAAAAGAAAATCCAGAACGTCTATTTTTTAAATAACATATTCCATAACATCTTTTATCAGCTTTACAAGCTTCCCAAAAAATATAAAACAATCTATTAGCTTCTCTAAAGTCCGGAGCGCCTACATCAATTTTACTCCATTGTAAATACATATAATGCGTGCCCGTTAAGTATGTGGATTTACCATTATTGGTAAACCAAAAACCATTTTCTCTTCTTTTAAATTCTTGATCTATATAATCAAACCATTTGTCTTTAGCTTCTTCTGGGTATGATCTCCAATCAAATATATTTTTTAATTTAGCTAATTCTTTTGGTTGATCTGTTTTTACCCATTTATTTTTAGAATGCTTAAAGATCTCTTTAGGTTGTTTTGGTAAAGCTATCTTAAAACCTTGTATGTCATATATTTCACCTATTTGACCGGTTCTAGAAATAACAACTAAATCATGTTCTTTATTATAACCGTATTTCCATTTTCTTCCTTTATTAAGTCTACTTATAGTAGTCTTTTTTACGGGTTCTATTATTTGGTATAAAGTTTGTTCGTACATTATTTAGATCTTCCTTCCGCGAATCCTTTAAATACTTTTTCTTTTTTCTCTTCAGGTACTTTACCTTCTAATATATTTTCTTCTTCTTGGATTCTATTTAATATTTCAAACGCATCAAATATTGCCAGTTTTTTAGTAGCTGCTGCGTTTTTTAATCTATCAGCTGAGATATCATCATCAGAATCTACAATAGCCTCTTTGGCTACTTTAATTAATTCTTCAACAGCTTTATGTCCAGCTTGGATTATACGTTTCTTCGTTTCCTTGATATTCATATTTAATTGTTATAAAATTAGATAAAACTCGATATAACCTAACCCCGTCAATAATAAACTCATATTTTGAATTAGGTCTAAATCCTACAAGATCACCAACTTCTACAGTTCCGTCCGAATATTTAACTATACCTATTAATGGTTTTTCTACTTCTGTATTAAATTGATTTGTATCTTTTATAGGTTGAATAAAACAGTATCCTTTTGGTGTTGTCCATTTGTTATTTCTTTTATATAGAAATATTTGATCTTTCGTTATAAAATAAGTATTTTCGTCAAAATAACTTCTACTGTTTTTTTCTATGCCTTTAACGTTACGCCATCTCCTGAAAATATTATGGTGTACTACAACAGTGTCACCCGGTTTAATTTTTGTATCACCAATTATAGGGGTTGATACTACTATAGCTTCTCTATTTACATATTGATGATTAAATATCTCTGTGTTTATAACAAGTTCTTTATCACCAATCTTTTTAGTATTATTGTATCTTTGTCCTTTTGGCGTTACAACAAAGTTGTAAACACTTTTCATTAGTACTCTAAATTATACTCAACAGATACCGCCATGTTTTTATTAAAGTCTTTCCATGGTAATACGTCATTATTTTTTCTAATATAAACAGAAAACTTATCAACTTCTTCTATAATATCACAAATAGTATGCCCACCATACACTTCCTGACCAACAGAATAGTGCATAGCGTCATTTTTGTAGTCTTTGCCTACACTAATCTTTCTTATCAGTTTGCTCATCTTTATAGTTTATTGTTCCATCTTTGATATTAATATCAAAAGTACCATAATCTTTTTCAAATTCATTTTGTATATCTAAAAGTTTTTTTTGGTTTTCACTCATGCCATGTAGCATGTTGTGCTTCTGTGATTCAAGTCTACCTATTTGGTATTGTATTTGATTTATTTCACTAATAGTAGCTTGCAGTATTTGTAATTGTTCGTCTGTAATTTTTTCCGCCTTTGGTTTTAAGTCCACCACCTTTTCTTTTTTTGCCATTTTATTTAATTTAATTTAAGTTAATAATTTTTATGATATGCTCCATTTAGCTTTTAAATGTGCTGCTAACGTAATAACCTCAGCATCTGTTAAAGTTTTGTTGTAAATTCCTGTTTCGCCAATAACACCTTCAAAATCAGAACTACCACTAGAGAGAGCTCCAAACTCTTTAACTTGAAAGTTTGTGTCTGCTTGTGAAACAGGATTTGTTGATGTACAAATAAGAGCGCCATTTTTGTTAAAATAACGTATCAGACCACCATCTCCTGTAGATCCTCCATCCGCGCTTCTAGTTATAATTAAAATTTCTGGATTAGTAGTAAATGTATAACTAACATCACCATCACCACCATCAATCGCTGAACCTCCAGAAGCTTCTGTATTATCTGGTCTACAGTTTTGAGCAGCGTTAAGTGTTCCGCTAGCCGCTCCATTAAATCTTGTTTTTATATTTTTTTGATTAGTAAATCCAATCACATTAACTCCACTAGACACACCTGCAAATAAAGTATCCGCATCAGTTGAATCTCCATGATATACAATAAAAAAACTAAATGTCTGACTTGTTGTTATATAAGTGTTATCTAAGTTCATTCTATCTCCACCTGAACCAAAATGTAACGACCTTAATGATAACTCACTGTCGTTTATTTGTGGACGATTTGTCGTAATACCTTCGTCGTCTACTAAGTTGTAATTGCTCCCAGCTCCACCAGCGTTAGTAAAGCTCTCAACATCAGCTCCATCAGAACCTGACAAAGTAGAAAAATCATACCATATATCTAAATCTGATATACTAGCAGCTGTAAACGGCGACGAGGTAGGTGCTCCCCCTGCTAATGTACTTCCTAATCCTAACATTATATTCCGTAATAAATAATTATACCACTAGCAGTTACATCTGTGTTTTGAATAGACACCTCAGTCCATCTACCGTATATAGTAACTCCTTTTGGAAATTTAACTGTAGCAGCGACAGCAACACTTGTAACAGCATTATAACTACCAGCTTCTCCATCACCACCATTACCAAGATACTGAGTGCCTGATCCGAAATAAGCAGTATCATCAGGCCCACCATCAACTGAAGTGGATAAATCACTTTTACTCGTATCTGCAACCAACTTATCTAAATAAGTGTCATCTAAAAACGTTATTGCTATTATTACTTTGCCTCTTGGAGCAAAGACGTCTGTGCCGTGGGCAACGACGTGTCCACTACCCATTTGCCCCATTGTATAATCTACTACTTGACTATTTGATCCCATAATTTTATTTTTTTACTTTTTCAAGGCTACGTCCGCCAAAATAAGCCCCGATAACCGTTATTAATACTAATTGTAATAAGTCCACCCAGCTAGATTTAACATCAAATTGTAATACGCCAGCGTCGATAAATATTATCAATACTGTAGATATTACAAGAAATATTAAGGTTAGTGGGCGAATATTTTTTGAAAGCCATGAATCAGAATTCATATCCATAGACCATCTGGCGGTTACTTGTTTCTGCATTTCTGCCTCGTAACCCATTATCATATCTTTGATTTTTTGTTCAGCTGCTAACTTTTCTTCTTTAGTTGTAGTTAAGTTGTCTAAAACTCCACCTACACTTTTTACAAGTTCAGTAGCTCCAGCTGAAAATATTTTATTTAATACACTCATTTAATTATTTTTTTGCAAATTTTTCTAATCCACTTATACCGAAGCAACCTAGTACAACGAATACGAAAGAATCATATACAAATTCGTTGATTACTAAATCTTTACCTGTATAACCGGTAACAAGGTCTATTATCATTATTACACACATTATAGCGAATGCAACAAAACCGATAATAGACTTTTCGTTCCAGTCGTTATTATCTTTAAAAATCTTCATTTGTTGTTCTTAATTATTTGTGATAATATTAGCGTCCTGTTCCCAGGGTAAGGTTGAGTCTCCAGCTTCTTTCCATTCGCCAGTTTCTATGTCTTTTATCATATCTTTGCCACTAATTGTTTTTCTAGGGTAGCTATTTCCTTCATATGTTACATTATCGTCAGAATAAGACAACTTATTAGGAGAGATCTTCATAGCCGTCATGTGTATCATTTCGTGATTTAATGTTTGTTTAGCTTCACTACTATTAGGATCTATATTTTTATTTAGATATATAGTGCTAGGATCTTTATGGTGGTCAGGCGCGTTAGCTTCAGCTATGATATCTTTTGGTAAATTAGTTCTAATAACTTTAACACCTGGCACAGATAGTCCATCTTCATCTAATAAACCGTTTTTAAAAGATAATTTACTTTTAATCTCTCCACTAACAGCGTAAGGTTGTTTTGATGTTCCTAGTTTAAATCCCATTATATAAACTTTTTTGCTGTGATTGGGTTCCCAGTGAAAGGCTTCTGGCCTCTTTCTTCTAAATGTGCTTTGTATTGCTCTCTACTAACTTTTAACTCTTGTCCATCTTTAGTTGTTATAGTATAATCACCTTCTTTTAAGGGTGATTTAAATGGAAAAGTAGAGTGATCGTATCCTAATCTAAAAGCACTATCAGGTTTTTTTGAAAATTTTGGCATAATTTGTTTTTTATGATTATTATCTATCTTTATCTTTAATCATATCATCTATAGCTTTGTTATAGACTTTATCTGTATATGATTGGTTATTATAAAATTTACTTCTACTTGAAGTAGGAAGATCTTCTTCCCCTAAAAGTATTCTATATATTCTACTTATTACTTGAGAGCACTTGAACGATGTTTTGAATATAGAGTATTTTATAGTAGTTCTATTTCTATGTCTCCATGTTTCTATCCAACCTTGACTTCGTAATCTCTCCCATCTTTGTTTATCCCATGAGTATGTATATACTCCATTGATAAAATCGTTTCGTGTAAATCTTTCTTTACAATCTAAATAAATTAATAATTCTAAGTCTGCGTCTGTTAATCCATAAGTCTTACAGGCCCATTTTCTAACAAGCCTGTAATACTTTAGGATATTTAATTCACGCAGATCTTGCGCGGTTAATCTCATTTACTACGCGTCAGATCCAGCTGTAAATGCCATATTTGAAATAGCTCCTGTAAATCCATATGAATTGTTTGCAACTTCTCCATCAGCAAACTTAGGAATTGCATTATAACTAACACCTGAGTCAATCATATGCTCGCATATAGTTAAAAGTAAGTTATCAGCCATTCCAGCCGTACAAGTGATGTCCATCATGTCATCAGTAAAATCTGCTCTAGTTTTCCACCAAACCTTAACGGTCGAATTATTCTCCATTTCTACTAATGTAATGTTTTTAGCAGGAACAAAATGTTCATCAGTTCCAACTCCTCCCGTATCTATAAAATGTAATATTTTCATAATTTTTAGTTTTTTAATTTTTTAATAATTTCTGTTAAGATCCAGTAGCAGCAGTATGGGCTATAGTGTTTACCGCAGCACCATTGAGTGTATCGCTTTCGGTAAATGTAAGTATTCCAGCTTTATCTGGTTGTGCGATAACTTCCGCAAAGTAATCTGCTAATTTCTCAGCACCTGTTCCCCCTGTAAGCGTGGTAGTTACGTCAATTCTATCGTCGTGTCTTTCATTGTCACTACGCTCGAACCAAATTCTAATACCTTGATCACTTACTAGAGTTATAGCTGTTACGCTTGAAGCTGGAAATGCAGTCTCATCTGTTCCTGTTGCCTCTACAAAATGTAATATTCTCATAATTTCTATTTTTTATAAGTTAATAATTAAGCCAAAGTTTTAACTAGATCAAAGTCAGTTGCTGTATCAAGAGGTCCTGTAGAGCCATCTGCTTTAAAAGTATATACTACAGGACGTCCCTCGTCCTGAGCGGCTAAATAATCAGCCATGATAGCAGCATTTTCTGTTGCCTTATTAGTACTAGTAATATCGACGCTACATGTTGCTACATTGTTCTGTGATGCGGTGCGAAAAGTTAAAACAGTTGAATCGTTGTCAGAAGTACCAACAGCAATCATTTCACATCTATCAGCAGGTAAGTAAAATATATTTGTTGTAGCGTTGTTAGGATCTACAAACTTTAATATTTTTGCCATAATTTTTTAAATTTTTTAATTAATAATTTGTTTTAATGTTTTAAGTTTAAGGTTTATGGATTTTGGTTTAGGTCTAATCTATTAATACCACATCACCCGAACGGATAACCTGGTATAATATGTCTTTATACTGAACTCCATGTCCAGCATGTTTATCGTAATATACAATATCTTTTTCTTTGATGCCTTCGACTAAGTTACCTATTGAAATAACATTAGCCTTTATATACCTATTGTCATCGTCTAATTCTTCGGTCATAATTAAACCTCCAACTTTCTTAGGTTCAGTTTTTATGATTTCTACTATTATGTAATTATTTATCGCTTTCATTCGTTCTCATATTTGAAATTACACAATCAGCAGATATAATAGTTGATACAACTGAAACAGCGTTTTTCAGCGCCGATTTTGTTACCAAAACCGGATCTATAATACCTGATTCAATCATATCTACACTTTCACCGGTTACCACATCTATACCTGTACCTTTGTTAGGTCTAGTATCAATTTGTTGTATACCAGCGTTATCTAATATAACCCTAAAAGGAGCCTTGATAGCTTCTAATAGTATCTCTTCCCCAACTCCGTTAGGAGAAATTTTTTGGGAAGCGTCGAGCAAGGCAACCCCACCACCTGGTACGATACCTTCTTTCAGGGCCGCTTTGGTGGCATAGATAGCATCTTCTGCCCTATCTTTCTTTTCTTTTAATTCTACTTTAGAACCAGCTCCTACTTTCACGATACCCACAGAGCCAGATAGCATAGCTAATCTTTGTTCTAGCTTTTTCTTTATAAAGCCGTTTTTCTCATCTTTGATCTTTGTTTTAACTTCTTTAATACGCTCTTCAACTTGAGATGTGATGTCTCCTAAAGTTATAACCGTATTTCTATCATCTGTGGTGGCGTGTTCTGCTTCACCTAAATAATCTGGAGTAATTATGTCTAGATCATCTCCTAGTTCTTCGTTGATTACTGTTGCTCCTGTTAAAATAGCTAAATCTTCAGTAGCATCTTTTTTAGTAGGGCCAAAGCCTGGTAAATCAATAATATTAACTTTAATATTACCTTTTACTTTATTCATCATTAAAGCCGCTTTTACTGATTGTGCTACTGGAGCCACTATTAGTAGCGCCTTACCTTTTTTTATAACATGTTCTAAGATCTTTTGTATTTTCCTTACGTTAGGTATCTCACTAGAAACTATTAATACACAAGGATCTTCTAATTCTGCTTTATGTTTTTCAGTATTAGTAACCCAATGTGGCGATGTTAAACCACAATCTATCTGAACACCATCTACTAGTTCTACATAAGTATCTTCAGTTGGTGAACCCTCCATTAAAACTACACCATCCTTACCTACTTTTTCGTAGGCTTCTGCAATAATAGCTCCAAGAGCAATGTCATTATTGCAAGAAATGGTACTAACAGAACTAAGCATATCACCTTTAACATTAATAGCGGTTTGCTCAAGATATTTATTAACTTTTTCAAGCCCTGAAATAATACCTTGTTTAATGTCCCTAGTAGTATAGTCATTATAATTTGCTTTATTTACCTCTTTTATTAGTGATTCAGCAAGGACAGTAGCCGTAGTGGTACCATCACCTGCTTCTTTCACTGTATTTTGAGCGGCCTCTTTAATTAAGGTGGCTCCAATATTCTCAACCGGGTCAAACAAGACTACGCTTTGGGCAACGGTTACTCCGTCTTTTGTGACCACCGGTTTACCGCGTCCATCTTCGTAAATAACGCATTTCCCTGACGCGCCTAATGTGGATTTTACGGCTTTAGCCAGCTTTTCAACGCCAGCGATTATTTTAGATTTAGCAATATCGCCAAAATTTAGATCTTTGACAATTTCACTAGGTAAATTGTATTCCATATTTGATTAAATTTAATTAAATTTGTGATTATTGGAAGGTTTACTATCGTATTGTAAATGAACCACCTCCACCTATTGTTCCTTTCTTTCCTTTTATATCCTTATCAGAATAACCCGCTTTCTTTGCAAACTTTTCTATAAATTTCCCAAAGAATTTTTTTTTCATCGGATTGTTGCCTGATTTTAGCTTAAATGGTCCTGCCATAGTTTATTGTTTTGTTGTTATTCAAATGTTTTTACAACTTTAGGGCCTTTTGTAGCCTCTAATTTGTTCTCAAAATGCTCAACACTGCCATTTATAGCAGCTTCGGCGCCTTCTATTGTCTCTCTACGAGTAATATCGTGCCAATCTGTGTCATTTTCTGGATTTGAAACCTCTGTTTGATAAAAACCGTTGGCTAATTGGGTTATCCTCCAGTTTTTCTTGTCTGCGAGGTGTGTCCATTGGCCTAAAGTTTTTTCGTTAGGTTTTTGGGTGCCAGTCATTGTACTGGTCTTGTAGTATAAGTAAGTCATAGTTATTGGTTTTAAGGTTAATTAATTGTTTGTGGTATAGGTTTCCCTATATTTTTATTTGTTTAATACATTGTGCTTGTAGTAATCTGATGCTTTATATTCTTTGTCACTTCCATAACCTAATCTTTTCCACTCAGGTAGTACTTTTTCACCACTTTCGTATGTTTTAGTTTTAGTTTTAGTTTTAGGCTTAATAGTACTTGTAGCACTAATATAGTCATTTAGATATTTGTTAAATGAATTATCTTCTGTGAATAAATTATTAGGATCATTTATTAGTTCGTTATATGTGCCCATGTAGTAAGGATCCTCGGTCGATAATTTTTCCCAAGCGTCATCAGCTTGCGTAAGACTTCTACCATCAAGCGGGTCTCTATAATAAATTACAGGGTTTCCAGAAGCCCAAGTACTCATATCCACTTTAAACTCATACAAACCATATTCTTTAGTGTAGTAATACATGTTGCCTTTAACTACGTTTGTTGTTGCTGACCCAAGAACCGCCGTGTTATTTGAAGCGTTATTGAAATCCGGATGATCTTCTATGTTACCAGCGAATGCTAACTCATTGTTATCATCAATAATAACATCGGATACTTCAGTTCTATTAGCCCAAACATCGTCGTCAACTTCTACATATTCGCTATTAGTGGCAGACCATATATAATTAGAATCACCCACTGTATAATGTTCCGTGTAATCAAGGTCAGCCTTGTTAACGTTGTTTTTGTTTACTTTAATACTTATTTTTTTATCAGCACCAGGCACCCAGGCGTTATCCGTATTTACGCCAAGGTCAGATAAAAAATTATTAATACCTGTTTTTATATTATTTACATCCTTTGTAAACTGTATTTGGCTTTTCTCAGCCCTTTCTTTATTTTTCTCTTTTCTAAGTCTTATTTTTTCAGCTGTAGTTATTCTCTGCTCATCAACCTTCCCTTGTAACTTAGCAGCTTGATCTTCACCAATAACACTACCAACTACATTTTTTCTAAGATTATCACCTATGTTCTGTAAAAAATTACCAATAGCATCTGCTTTAAATGCAGAAGAATTTCGACCAAAGCCTGATTTCTTTAACATTGATGAACGATAATATTTCGATAAAGGTTTATTTTCTGACATATATATTATTTTGTTCCTTTCCCAAACCCGCCTCTATTTTTAGCAATAGATACTCTTCTAGTAGCCCCAACTTTACCTGACACATGATGTATATCACTATCTGATCTTTGGCCAAGTCTTTGGGCCTGCGCTCTCATAGCAGTTCTACGCTTAGTTTTAGCCATAGCTATATCTCTACGTTTTTTAGCAGCTGCAGCTTTAGCGGATAGGTTTTGTTTTGTAATAGGTGAGCTTTTCATATTTTATATTATTACACACTAATCTCACTATTTAAGCATCATAAATATAGAGATGTAGTACTGCACCTACTTTTTTCGAAAATTTATCCCCGGAAAAAGTGGAATTTTTTACCCCAGTCCCCCATCATATCCCCTCGTTTCCCCCAAAGTTTTTGCCTTTAATCGAATTTTTATATCAATACACTATTATT